CTCTGAGAAGGACATCATTCAAACCGATGTTCCTATGATTAACGTAGCACTATCTGGAAGTTTAGATGGCGGATTGGTTCCAGGCCTTACAGTCTTGGCAGGTCCATCTAAACATTTTAAGACAAGCTTTGCACTGAAAATGGCAGCAGCCTATCTTAATAAGTATCCTGAGGCTGTAATGTTGTTCTATGATTCAGAATTCGGCTCACCACAATCATACTTTGAAGCCTTTGGTATTGACACATCGCGTGTATTGCATACACCTGTTGCCAACGTCGAAGAATTAAAGTTTGATATGGTTAACCAATTAGAAGAAATTACACGTGACGATAAAGTTATTATTGTAATAGATTCTATTGGTAACCTTGCAAGTAAGAAAGAATTAGATGATGCATTAAATGAAAAGTCTGTTGCAGATATGACCCGAGCAAAAGCTCTTAAGGGTTTATTCCGTATGACCACACCATTCCTTGCAATGAAGAATATTCCTTTACTTGCAGTCAATCACACCTACCAAGAGATTGGTTTGTTTCCAAAAGCAATTGTATCAGGTGGCACTGGTATCTACTACTCAGCGGATAATATATGGATTATCGGTCGTCGTCAAACTAAGACAGGCACTGAGGTGACTGGATATGACTTTGTTGTTAATATCGAGAAGTCACGATTCGTTAAAGAGAAGTCAAAGATTCCTATCTCAGTATCATGGGAAGGCGGTATTGAAAAATACTCAGGATTACTTGATGTTGCTCTTGCTGGTGGTTATGTTATTAAACCTAAGAATGGCTGGTATGCATTAGTTGATAAGTCTACTGGTGAAGTTGTTGGTGTCAATCGACGTGCTAAAGATACTGCATGTGCAGAATTCTGGGATCCAATCTTTAAGGATACAGACTTTGGCGAATTCATTAAGAACCAATACTCAGTTGATCGTAAAGCTGAACTAGGTGAAGACTTCCTTGACGCTGTACCGGAGATTGAATATAATGATGAGTGATCCGGATCTAATCGCAGTAGGCATTGCTAAGACATTTATTGTTGGAGTATTTGTTATGGGAATGATTAGTCTTGTACAGGAGATGATTTTATGATGAAGTATGAGCTAGTTGATGATAAGAATGACGATGAGCATTTTGCAGTTCGCATTACTGAAGGTATGTATGCAGATACTGTATATCGTTATAATGAAATTAAAGTGACTGAAAATGACGATGATTTTGCCACCTTAAAGTTTGATTATAATATTACGGAGGGTAATACAGAGCTTCATGGAGATAAAGAATTCGAACAAGAGTTAGGAAAGATTCTACACGAAGTCTTAATTGAAGCAATTGATTATAAAGCAGAAAGTGCAAGTGATAAAGGGAAAAATACCTAAATGAATCCAGATATTCAGTCATTGATATTACGTAACCTTATTAGTAATGATGTTTATATGCGTAAGGTTATTCCTTTCCTTAAACGTGAATACTTCGAGGGTCCATTCAAGACTGTGTTCAATGAGATTATATCGTTTGTGGGTAAGTATAACAACTTGCCTACATTCGAGTCATTGTCTATTGAAATGCAAAACTCAGATATATCAGATCAGCAATTGACTGAATCTGGTAAGGTATTATCCAATATCACTTCAGTAGAGAAAGATGCCGACGTCGATTGGCTTCTAGAGAGTACTGAAAAGTGGTGCCAAGACCGTTCTATATACTTAGCTATTATAGAATCTATTTCAATTATTGATGGTAAGCATGAGAATCTTAGTAAGGATGCATTGCCAGACTTATTGCAGAAAGCTTTAGCTGTCGGATTCGATACTAATATCGGTCACGATTACTTCGGTGCTGTCGATGATCGTTATGAATTTTATCATACTACGGAAGAACGTATGCCATTTGACTTAGAGAAGTTTAACTCTATTACAAAAGGTGGTCTACCAAAGAAATCATTATCTGTTGTAATGGCGGGTACTGGTACAGGTAAGTCGTTATTTATGTGTCATGTTGCCGCTGCTGCATTAAGTGCAGGACAAAACGTTCTATATATTACTATGGAAATGTCAGAGGAACGTATCGCAGAACGTATTGATGCTAACCTAATGAATGTGCCTATTGATAAAATCGAAACATTGTCAAAAGAATCATTCACAAATAAGATGACTAATATCTCTAAGAAGACTGATGGTAATCTTATTATTAAAGAATACCCTACTGGTTCTGCTCACGCAGGTCACTTTAGGGCATTGATTGCTGAATTAAGCTTAAAGAAAAAGTTTAAGCCAGATATTATTATGATTGACTACATCAACATTTGTTCATCCTCACGGATTAAGAACGGCTTGGGTGGAAGTGTTAATACATACTCATTAATCAAATCAATCGCAGAAGAATTACGTGGTTTATCTGTTGAGAATAACGTACCAATCTTGACTGCAACACAGACAACAAGAAGCGGTTTCTCTAATACTGACATTGGTCTAGAGGATACTTCAGAGTCGTTTGGCCTACCAGCTACGGCTGATTTAATGTTTGCCTTAGTAAGTAATGAGGAATTACAATCATTGAATCAAGTAATGGTAAAGCAGTTAAAGAATCGTTATTCAGATATAAATGATAACAAACGTTTTATCCTCGGTATCGATAGAGCTAAGATGAAGTTATATGATGTTGAAGAATCTGCACAAGGTTTGATGACTGGAGAAACCCCAATGCCGAATAGCTCAAGTAATGCTTTCGGTAAAAGAGAAAACAATTTTGAAGGATTTAAGCAATGATGAAGTACAATGAAGATGAAATATTAGCTGAAGTAGAGGAATATATAGAGTCAACCTATTCTTCTCACTATGCTAAAGGAGATTCTCTACAGACACTTGATGTCTATAAAGCATTAGGATCTGCACAAACCACTTGTAGGGATACCGCTATCAAGTATCTTATGCGATATGGCGAGAAGGATGGGTTTAATCGTAAGGATATGATTAAAGCAATACACTATATTGTGCTTATCCTTGGTATAACCGATAAAGATAAAGATGTATAAATAATATCAATCCAAACAAAGGCAATAATAATGAATTTAATACCCGAAGTTGAATCAATTAAAGCTATAAAAAAATGTACTAAAGTAAAAGCTACTTTAGATGAAATGTTCACGTGTATTGAAGAGATTCGACTTGAATTGAAAGAATTTAGAAAAGTATATAATGACGCAAAGGATGGATCAGTTAATGACCGCTAGTTTAATATCGTATTCCCAACCACCAGCAGAAAGCACAATAACACTTAATAGCGAATCAGATAATGAAATCTTAACTAATTTAATTTCATTCTGCGCTAGAGTATCAGCTCCAGACAACCAAGACGATTATGCATCTGGCCAAAAGTTAATTAATTATTTAGTTAAACACCAACATTGGAGTCCTCTTGAAATGGTCTCTGCATGTATTGGTGTTGAAACAACGAGGGATATTGCCAGGCAATTTCTGAGGCATCGGTCATTTTCATTTCAAGAATACTCACAGCGATATGCTGATCCTACTAAGGATTTAGAATTTGTACATCGCGAAGCTCGACTACAGGATCCGGTCAATCGTCAGAATTCCATTGATTGTGGACCAGAACATTTTGAAATATTAGTTGAGTGGACCCGTCATCAGCAGCGCGTTATTGATACTGCAAAGGTGGCATATGAATGGGCTATATCTAATGGCATTGCAAAGGAATGTGCAAGAGTAGTATTGCCAGAAGGGAATACAGTATCAAGGATCTACGTTAACGGAACAATCCGCAGTTGGGTTCATTATGTTGATTTAAGGTCTTCTAACGGAACACAGAAAGAACACATGCAAATTGCTCGAGCTTGCTCTACAGCATTAATGTCAATCTTTCCTAACATAGAGAAATATACACATGATTAAATATAACGAAATGCCGTCAATGAGACCTGTACCTATTGCAACAAAGGACAAAGGTTTTATTGGAGCAATATTGATGTGGTTATTGGCTACCCGCCAATGGACGATTGCTGAAGATTGGAAATATGAAATCGATGGTACTAAATATGTTATTCCCGCCGGATTCACCTTCGATGGTGCGTCTATTCCAAAGTTCTTTTGGAAATACCTATCTCCAACTGGTGTGCTGTTAATGCCAGGTCTGGTGCATGATTGGATCTATAAGACCCAAAGTCTAAAACGAGTAGATGGAAACGACTCACTCACATTCACGTTGGACCAGAAGCAATGCGACGAAATCTTTAGAGATTTAGCCATTGAAATTAACGGATTTAAGGTAATAAACAATATTGCCTATTACATATTACGCGTCTTTGGTCGCTTTGCTTGGAATGCTCACCGTAAAAACGATTAGAGTTTTTTTAAAATAAGTGAAATAAAGTGTGTACAATAAACCCCTCTTATGATATAATAGTTGTATAACATTTAGGGGTTTTTTTATGCTTCACGTTTATATGAAAGATAGCAGTTTG